AGAAGGTCCCGCCGGTCATCACCCAGATGCGCCAGCAGCGCCTGATCAACAACTGGCTACACGGCTGGACCGAGGCCTTCCGCCAAGTCCTGTCCCTCACGCTCCAGTACGTCGGCCCCGCCGAGATCCAGCGTATCACAGCCTCGGCCACCCCGCTACCTCCCGACATTCAGGACTTCGACGTGATGCTCAAATTCGACATCCGCGAGCTGTCCACCGACCTCGTGACCGAGAAGCTCAAGGCCATCAGCACCCTCGTCCTGCCCCTCGACACCGCCGGCGTCATCGACCGCGCCAAGCTCATCAGTGTCGCCCTCCGGGCCATCGACCCCAACCTCGCCAGCGAGCTGGTCATGCAGCAGGGACCGGCCGCGCAGAAGATGTTCAACGAGACCAACGACGAGATCGCGCTCATGTCGCTCGGCAATCCTCCCCAGCTCCGGGAGAACGACCCCACCGCGCCCATGCGCCTGCAATTCAGCCAACAGGTCCTGCAATCCAACCCGAAATATCAGGCCCAGCTCCAGCAGGACCCGCTCTTTCAGGCCAACCTGCAGAAGTACATTGAGAACCTGCAGTTCAGCGTCCAACAGCAGCAGAACGCCATCACCGGCCGCCTTGGAGTCCAATGAAACTGACCGACGAACAACTCTCGGAGGCCCTCTCCGTGTCCGAGGAGCACCCGGTGCTCAAGGCTATGGGCCAGCTCATCGACGACACGCTGCGGGACGAGGTGCTCAACGCCCTCCTCCCATCACTTTCCGCGGAGGACCGTGCCTACAACTCAGGCCGGGCAGCCGCGATCAAGGATCTCATCGCACAAATCAGTGCGTTAAGAAATGGGAGGGGATTGACTTCCGGTCAGTTCTAGGCTCTCACTCAAACAACGGCTTCTTGGTTGGCCTTAAACAACCCTGGCGCAGCATACCCGGCTTGCAGGGTCTAAAAGCATGGACATCCCGACGAATACACAGGAAGCGAAACCTGCCCAAAACACGGCACAGCCCCCAATCAACCCGATGCAGTTCGACGAATCGGCGTTGGCGAAGCTACTGAAGACACGATTCAGCGGGGAGGAAGAGAAGGCATCAGCCGTCGAGCGACAAGTGCCGGAGCCGGAAGCCACTTCCGTGGACGATCAGGCCGAGGATGCGGAGCCGACCGCAGAACAAACGGACGCCCAGGCCGAGTCGCCTGAGCAGGAGGTTCTTTCCGAGACCGAAGAGAACAGCGACGAGGAATCGCTGGGCTACCGCAAACGCATCGACAAGCTCACGCGCCAGAAGAAAGAGGCGTTGGAGAAGGCCGAGGCGCTCGAGCGGGAGCTCAACGACGCCAAGACCAAGCTGGAGCAGACCAACGACAGGCCGACCGCGGTGCAGTCCGCTGCAGACCCGTTTGCCGATGTCTGGGAAGTGTCGAAGCTCAACGATGAGTGGAGCAAGGCCCGGAATCTGAAACGGTGGTGCGAGGACAACATCGACGGCTGCGAAGTAGAGGGCAAGGAGTACAGCGCGGAGGACGTGAAGCAGATCAAGCGGCGTGTAGAAGACGCCATCGACCTGCACATACCAACCCGCGCCCGCTTCCTGCAGAACTACCAGCAGATCAAGCCCATCGCCGAGACGCTCTACCCATGGTGGAAAGACCGTTCAGCTACCGAGTACACCGAGGCGCAGGCCGTCCTGCGGCAACTGCCGCAGATTGCCTCACTGCCGGAGTACCAGGTGCTGGTCGGTGACTTCATTGCCGGGCGCAAGCTGCGCCTGGAGAAGGAGTCCGCCAAGGGCAAGCCGTCTGCCACCCGCCCACTGGCCAAGGCACCCAGTCAGCCCGGTCGACCCACCGCAATCCCTGCAAAGAAGGATGCGGCCAAGGTCGGCCTGGATAACGCCAAGTCGCAGTTCCGAAAGTCCGGGACGACCACCGAATTAGCCCAAGTACTCAAAAGGATGCTCTAAACCATGCCCCTACTTCAGCCCAACCAGGGCGGCTCTGTGCCGCTCGCTTCCACCTCGTCCGCTCGTGAAGATCTGGCGGACTACATCGCCATCGTCGACGCCAAGTCGACCCCGTTCGTGTCCATGGCCCCGAAGGGCCGTGACATCGGCAATATGCAGTTCTCTTGGCAGGTCGACAACTATGGCGCCCCTGTTCTCGGTGGCGTGCCGGACGGTACCGACGTGACCGTGTCCAGCGCCTCAAACCCGGTGGTCAACCGGACCCGCCTGAACAACTACGGCCAGGCCTTCCGCCGGGACCTGCGCATCGGTTTCATCGCCGAGACCCAGGAGGTCGCCGGTGTGACCGATGAGTTGGCCAACGGCATCGCCAAGAAGCTCGTTGAGATCAAGCGCGACATGGAGTCGACCTTCATGTGCACCAACCAGCCCGCCCAGATGGACACGGGTCCTGGTGGTAATGCTTATCGCACCGGCTCGATGGGTAACTGGTTGAACAACACCAACGCCGCCAACATCGGCGCGTGCGCTTCTGGTTCGCCCTTCCTGCCGGCCTCCGGCGCGGTCGACACCACCGCTGCGGCTTCCTTCACTGAGGCCACTGCCCAGAACGTGCTGACCGCTATCTACAGCGCCACCGGCACCTTCCGCGACTACGATTGTATCCTAGGCACCACGCTCAAGCGTGCGTTCACCAACCTCACGGCCTCTGGCGTCACTCAGGTCGCCAACGCCAACAGCATCGCTGCCACCAGCGTCCGCACCTTCAACCAGGACCTGTCCAGCGACACTTTTAAGGCATCCATTGATCTTTTTGAGGGGGACTTTGGCCGGCTGATTTTGCATCCGACCCAGTTTTTGGGGTCCACCACTGGCACCACGTTGACCGCCACGGCGACCAAGGGCTACGTCATCCCCATGGACATGGTTGAGGTCCGCTACGCAAAGCTGCCGCAGGTCAAGGAGCTGCCCGACGCCGGCGGCGGCCCTGCCCGCCTCGTCGAGGCCATTGCCGGTCTCGTGGTGAAGAACCCGAGCGGGTTTGGCTTCTTCAACGGAGCCTAGTCAGTCTACAACGGGGGAGGTCCATCCCGGGCCTCCCCCTCTTTCCTTTTCTCATGGCCCACAATTCCGCATCCTCCGTCATCGCCAACGCTCTCGACGATATGCCCGGCGAACTGCGCCGCGCCGTCATCAAGGAGTTCCAATCCGGCATCCAGAAGGACTGGGTCAAGGCCGGCATTGATCAGAAGCGCATCGCCCAGGACTCGCAGCGCGAGGTCCGCGCCATCGACGGCATCGGTCGCCTGCGGATGCGGATCGACCCCACTCTCTACCATGCCTGGGGCACCAAGTATGGGTACGACTGCTGGAAGGATTCCCAGTTTTTGAAAGAGGTTGAGCGGGATAACCCCGAGGTGCGAGTGCGCTGCGGGGCTACACGCTTGCAGGTTGGATGGAGCGGTGGCACAAAACGCAGTAGTCAGAAGTTCACCCTATGAATGTCGGATCAAACCGCCAACTGGCCGGCGAATTCGGTGGCCGGTACATCGACGCCTCCGCGGGCACTGTGACCGGCAACTACATGGAGATCCATGCCGTCGCCACGTCCATCCTCGGTGCCGTCACTTCCAACATCACCAACTTCCCCTCCGGCGTGACGATTCAGGCCGGCGACTCGATCTCGGGCGTCTTCACCTCGGTGGCTGTATCCTCCGGGGCGATCATCGCCTACAACCGCAAGTGGGTCTAAAATGCGTCTCGGACTAGGCCTAGGACTCGGCGTGCAGCAAGCCCTTGGTGGGGCTGGCGGCGGCGCTGACCTGCCTATCATCCGGCGCGACCTGCTCCAGGAGGACGACTTCTTTGTCTTCCTTGAGGATGGCGACAAGATCGTCATCACCTTCGGCACCTTCGACTCTTTAGACTTGGAGAACGGGGACTTCCTGCTCCAAGAGGACACAGGCAAACTCATCATCCAAGCAAACTAACTTATGGCAGACACGAAAATCACGGCCTTGGCGGCCATCACTACGGTTGATCCGGCAGCGGACGTGCTGCCGATTGTGGACATCTCGGATACGTCCATGGCTGCATCGGGCACCACGAAGAAGATCACCAGCAACCAGATCCTCGGGGCCGGCGGCACCGCCACCCTCGCCTCCGCCACCATCACCGGCGATCTGACGGTGGACACCTCGACGCTGAAGGTTGATTCGACGAACAATCGGGTGGGTATTGGGACGGCGAGTCCGACTCAGATTTTAAC